AAGCGTCTTAACACACTGCGGCCCCAGCAATGGGGCCGTAGCAGTTAGGATGTCAGACAATCTATGGTCAGAACTCGTCCTCGATCTCGGGGATGAGATGGCCGACGCGGTCAAGCAAGAGCTGATTGCCGGTTGGAACGCCGATGCTGTTCTCGCCGCCACTCGCCAACGCCAGATCGCCGAAGCCAGTGCGCGCATAGAGCAATGCGCCATCGAAGGCATCGGGCAGAAAGATATGTCCATAGACGCTGACGCTTATTGGTCTTGGGAAGCAGCGGAGCCGGGATGTTGGAAGGACAAAGCCTTCCGCGACTGGTTCAAGAAAAAGAACCCCGAGACTGTTGTGCCTTATACCCCCCGCAAAACCACTGTCCTCATCTAATGATTAAAGCACCCAAGCCAGAGGACATCACGGCGATGCTCTACGAGATCGACCAAGCGGACGCCGATGGCAGCCAATATGTTCAGCGCAAACTGCGCAACTGGAACACGCGATTCTGTATCTGGCCGGGGCAAAGCGAGGATGGCCGCAAATGGTCTGGTGCCCAAGGCAAGCAGCCGTGGCCGTGGAGCGGAGCATCGGACGTAAGGGTGCGTTTGGCCGACAATATCATTTCGGACAACACAGCACTCCTCTGTAACGCCTTCTTCAAAAGCCGAGTGCAAGTCCAGCCGGTGGAGTCAATGGATACGGACAAACGAGCCGCCGCCGAAGCCGTGATGAAGTGGCTTATGTTCCAGCACTGTCTGGATGACCTTCGCAGGGAAGTAAAACTCGCCGCCCAATTCCGCGAGACCTACGGGCTGGCGGTTATGGCCGTTGACTGGGTGCAGAACACCCGCACCGAGATCAAGTCTTTCAGCATCGAAGACGCGCAGATGATGTTGGAGCAGTCGCAAGACCCCAACCTCGCCGCCCTTCTGGAAGTGGTCATGGACCCGCTGCAAGAGGAGACGGCCGCCGAACTCTTGGGGCAGATCATCCCTGAGTTGGGTAAGGTTTCCAAGGTCCGCGAGTTCCGCGACAAGGGCCTTGTCCAGTGGGAGGAGCCTTATGTCTTTGAGAGCAAGCCGGTGTGGACCGCGCTTGAAGCATGGGAGGATGTCATCTTCCCCATTCAGACCTTCAGCCTTCAGCGCGCCGCGTTCGTTGCCCGCAGAGAATTGCTCACTGAAGTGGAGTTGCGCGAGCGCGGCGCAGTCGAGGGCTGGGACGAGGAATGGATCGAAGCCGCCTCGCAGCACAAGGGCCAGCTCAAACGCATCTCGCTCAACATCCACCGCACCGATCAGTTCCTCTACGAACAGCTCCGCGACATGTGCGAAATCTGGCATGTCTACCGCAAGGAGAACGACCCCAAGACCAACGCCATCCGCGTCACCCGCTCCGTGGTTAGCTACCATGTCACCGACAAGGTCGCCGTGCATGAGTTGCTGCCCTACGCGCACGGCCAATATCCTTTCATTGAACTCCCCCGCGAGCGCGCCACCCGCCCTCTGCTAGAGAGCCGTGGCATCCCCGAGCTGGTGCAGACTGCGCAGGAAGAAATCAAAATCCAGCGCGACTTCCGCTCCGACAGGGCGAGCATCAGCATCCTCCCGCCCGTCAAGGTGCCAGCCAACCGGGGCAAGTTTGATCTCGTCCTCGGCCCCGGCATGCAAATCCCCGAACGCCGCCCCGGCGAGATCGAGTGGATGAATCCCCCTCGCCCCGACATGGGCAGCATCGAAGTGGAAGCCGCCACCCGCGCGGACGTGGACAATTACTTTGGACGCATCAGCGATGCCGTCCCGCAGCAGCGCTACATGCTCCACACGCAGGAGCTAATCGACTCTTGGTTGATAGACATGAAGCTCTGCATCGCGCAGACCATGGCACTAGCCCAACAGTATATGACTCCCGAGGAGGTCGCGCGGATCACCGGCAATGCCTCGTTGGCATTCAGCGCAAGCCCTCAAGACATCCGTGGGCGATTCGACATAACGGCCGAGTTTGACGCGCGCCTCCTCGACAACGAAGCGCTTGGCGCAAAGCTCGACTACCTCGCCAAAGTCCTCGTCCCGCTCGACAGCTTCGGCGTCATCGACCGGGCTGGCCTTGTGAAATACATGTTCCAAGCCGTTGACCCGAACCTTGCTGGCCTCTTGGTGCAAGACATCGGCGCCGCCACCCAAGCCGAGATCGAAGACGAGCAAGGCGCATTCGCCAAAATCGCCGCAGGCACCGAACCGCCGCTCAAAGAAGGCGGCCAAAACGCGCAAGTCCGCCTGCAAACCTTGCAGCAGATCATCCAGTCCAACCCGGCGGTCCAGCAGCGGTATCAGCAAGACGAAATCTTCCGCTCAATGATCGACGCGAGAGCACAAGCCTTCCAGTTCCAGCTCCAACAGCAGCAAAACGCAGTCATCGGCCGCACCGGCGCCCAACCCGCGCTGCAAAAAATGGCCCAAGACCAGCAACTCGGCATGACCGCCGCACCCGCCGCCTAATCGTATGCACCCGAACATCAACGTCCGCAACGTCGCCGGTCTCAACATTCCCCAGCACGACTATCTCTCAATCAGCTACTACGGCAGCACCAACAACATCCAGACCGTGACCTACAAGGAAGGCGGCAGCGGCGGCCAAACAGTCGCCACGCTGACCCTCTCCTACACGACCAACCCGCCGACCACCAACGACGCGGACCTCGCTGCCGTCACCCGCTCTTAAATCTCCAATCTCTAATCTCAAATGCCTTGGACGTTTAACCCCTTCAGCGGCACGTTCGATCAAAAAGGATCGGGCGGCGGCGGCGGTGCGTCCTATATCGACGGCGAGGTTGCCGTCTATGCGGACCTGCCCTTGGACGGCTCGGCCCCTCTCAACAGCGCATGGCTAGTGCGCGGCAACAGCGGCGTGTGGCCCTTCAACAAACCGGCAGGCATCTACTATCGAAGCGCCACCGCTGGCGTCTCCCGCGATGTTGACTATACCTTCGGCGGCACGCTGGGTGACGTGTTCGCGGATAACGTCTTTTTGCTCTACGACAACAGCGACAGCACGCGCAACCTCCAGTTCGACCTCGGCAGCATCTCCACCGGCACCGTCCGCACGCTGACCGCGCCGAATGCCTCTGGCCGCATCCAGATCGAAGGCCAGCCCATCGGCAACACCACGCCAGCCGCAGGCACCTTCACCACGCTCACCGCCAACAACGGCACGCTCACGGCGTCCGCGCCTGTGCTTGATCTGGCGCAGACTTGGAATGCCAGTGGGACGACTTTTACTGGATTTCGTTTTAATGTGACGAACACTGCAAGTGCGGTTACATCGTTGCTGGCCGACATTCAACTTGGTGGGACAACGCTTTTTGGAGTTAATAGAGATGGCGTGATTGGCCGCTTCAATACGTCCACAGGCGCAACGCGATCTGGTATATTCTTTAACGGACAAAGCGCAAACAGGGTTTCAATAGTGGCGGGAGACGATGTAGTCTTCTACCTTGCTCCTAATGATATTGGAATTGCTGGCACAGCACAGATTCGCTGGGACTCAACTGGTGGTTCTCCAACAGGAACGGGAACAGGACTGGCGTTACTACGAGACGGAGCAAACCACATTTTAGCCCAACGTGTCGGCACCAACGCCCAAACCTTCAACATCTACAACACCTTCACCTCCGCGACGAACCACGAACGCGGGTTCCTCAAGTGGAGCAGCAACGTGTTTCAGATCGGCACGGAGAAGGGATCGGGCGGCGGGACGGCGAGGGCGCTGGAGTTTCAGACGGATGGGGTGACGCGGCTGACGATTGCGTCAACGGGCGCGGCAACCTTTGCGGGTGGATTAAGTTCTGTAGGCATCAACGCCTCGGGCGGGTCAATTAGCACGAATCAAGCTTTGTCCCTTTCCAGCACAAGCATGTCCTGCTCCGCCATTTTTGGAACGCTGGACATAACAACTAATGCCGCTGGCCTCCGCCTTTATGGTTTGGGCAACACTAGCGGCAGCGCGACAAACACCGAGCGTTTGCATATCTCAACACGTTCTGGAGCTTCGTATTTTATTTCGACGCAGGCCACAGGAACAGGCACGGCGCGGGCTTTGGAAATACGCACCGCTGACGTTGCTCGTCTGACCTTTGAGGCAGCAGGAGGGCTAACAATTGCTGATGCCAACGACATCGCCGTTGGAACCACAACAGGCACCAAGATCGGCACGGCGACCTCGCAGAAGATCGGCTTCTTCAACGCGACCCCCGTAGTCCAACAAGCCGCCGTAGCAGACGCCACCGACGCCGCCAGCACGCAAGCCCGCCTCAACGATCTGCTCGCCCGCCTCCGCACGCTCGGCCTCATCGCCACCTAATCTTATGCTGACAAACCCTAATCCCATCGAAACGCCCGCCGTAGCCGCCAAAGTCTACGACAGGCTCCACGTTTACAGTCTGTCCGCCATCCAGCCGACAACGGACTCTGGCTCCATCACCGTCGAGTTGCTCCCCGCAACCGCAGACGGCGAACTCGCCAACGGTAGCCTCGTCCAAAAGATGACCGCGCCGTTGACGCCCGAAATCATGGCAGCGGTTCCCGAACTCGCCGCCGCGTTTGAGGCCGTCCTCGCCGCGATTCCAGCGACCCAAGCCTACTTGGCCAGCCAGCAGGAGCAGCCCAATGAATAAGCAAATCACGCTTACCGAAGCCGAGGCCAAGGTCGTCATGCAGTGCTTGGATCTCGCCGTCAAAACCGGCGGCCTCAACGCCGCCGCGCAGATCCTGCCGCTGGCTACGAGCATTGAGAAGCAACTCACGGAGGAAGCACCCGCTGCTGAATAATGAGGACTGTCACCTTACAGTCTATTCTTTTGCGCGCATGGCAGCGCGCAGGCAACGACGGCTCGGATATTTCTAACATCCCATCCGGCGCCAGAACCATGATGGTCGCCGCCGCCAACGAGCGCATTGCGGATTGCTGGGAGTGGAGTGATTGGCCTGAGCTTATGCGCGTCGAGGAGCGCACCGTCGAAGGCGACGAGACCAACGGCTACTTCATCCCCTACGAGCAATCCGGCCAGACCGCCATGGGCGAAGTCTTCGCCGTCCTCCGCGACAACCCCGCAACCCACGTTGCGCCGCGCCAGATTGGCTACACCCTACTTGGCGACAACGTGAGATTCCCGCAAGGCACCGACCTGCCAACCACCGTCTGGGTCAACTTCCGCATTCGCCCGACCGAATACAGCGCCAGCAACCTCACCGCAACAGTGCCCGCCGTCATCGCAAAAGCAGTCGGCTACCTCCTGACCTCGGATCTGCAAACCGAGGACGGACAACTGGACAAGG